CGCTCTAGACCTTTTTCAGACAACTTTTTCCTAGTTTCCATTGATAACGGCATACCTAGACGATAGATGTTCCCTTTATGGAAATTCCCTATTTTCCTACGGGTCTCTGAATCCAGTTTAACCCCATACCTAGGGTTTCCTGGGCCAGAGTTATTTATAGACATTACCCTGCGAGTAGCCGGAGAATGAGTCCTACCCCTCATGGTGGCTTCTGCTATTTTCCCAATGTTATAGCAACGCTCACCATTATCCCAATGAGCAGTTAGAAATTTTTGCTCAAAGAGGAGAAGGTCATCCACACTACAGAAAACCACTACAGAAAATTCAAATACCTCTTTACCATGCTTGTTGTAAGAATTCTGAAGAAGCGGGTTACCGTGTTTTCCATGTTTTAATAGGGACCTGTGCTGTGCCCATCTCGACCACATTTTAGCAGAAGAGCCTATATAAAATTTCCCATTGACCGTATTGGTTATTTTATAAATTCCTGGAACAGTTAGGTGTCTCATGGCTTACAAATTGCTCCTTACACGGATAGCGGTGAAGTTGTCATCAACCAGGACCACGCCATTCTCATAGACGGTCTGCATGGCAGTGACAGCACACTCAAGCTCTCCATCAAGCAGTCGGACGGTCTGGAAGGACCCATCAGCCATACGCTGGAGGTCAAGGCGACCACGCTTGGAGTTCTTCAGAGAGTCGGTCTTGGGCTGCTTGTAGACATCAATCTCTTCGGTGTGTCCATCGGTGTAGGTACGGGTCATGCTGCTGCACTTGTAGGCAAACTCCTGAGTGTCGCGGTTAACGATCTGGAGTAATGCTCCACCCATGCCAAAGCCAATGTTAGTAGCAGACCAGCCGTGCTGGGTAGCCACTTCCAGAACCTCAAGGATGGAGTCATAGTTCACACCATCACCCTGGATGACACGGACATTGTTCAGAACCTTGTAGCCCTTGGAGTTCACGGTATAGCCAAACTTGCTACCCAGGAGTTCCAAGCACTTGTGAACCACAGTGGCAGGATGGCCGGAGTCAGGACGGATCACGATAGTAGCGCCAGAGTCAATGACTTCCTGCCTAAGCTGCTCACCCCAAATATGCTCACAGGCATTGTAGATGTCGTAGGAGTCAGAGACCACCGCAACAATGGCCCCAGGCTTGGCATACTGCTTGAGCATGTTACGATAAGCTTCAACCTCATTCTCCCGGCCCCAACTGGTGATGGTGCTATGTTCAGCAGCAGGGATGGAGTAACCAGCCATAGGCTCATGGTAGTAGTTACGGGCCATCAGAAGGCCAGCCACGGTATCGGTTCCCATGAAATTCACCAGATGAGCGGCATCGCCCCAGCCAGCGGATTCAAAGCTGGAAACGCCACGGCTACCGAAGTCATGGAGCTTGAAGGCGATCTCAGCCTGAGGGTCTTCAGAGGTCTTAGTCAGATAGCTGAGGATCAGGTTCTTAATGGCCTTGGACTGAGTGGAGACAGTAGTGGGATACCAGCAGCGCATAAGCATCGTTTCCACATGGCTGGCGATCCAAGGCACATTCCCATCAGTGGATTCCACTGACATCAGGATATTGTGGATGGGGACCTTCGTGCCTTCAGGGACCGCACGGATACGGACAGGGATACGACCACCAAGCTTCTCAACGATATACTTCCAACCATCGTAGTTGAAAGGAGTTCCGTGGAGTTCGGTGATCTCCTTGGCCTCTTCGACCATTTCCATGGTCACGGGCTGAGACAGATACTCCTTCAGAAGATACTGGAGACCAAACCAGAGAGTGAAGTCATACTTACCCCCTCGGCTCTCAAGGTAGGAGAACATGGAGGTGGTCTTGAAGTCAGGACCGAAAGGGTACTGCTTGTAGTGACTGAACTTATAGGAGTCCGTGTCGAGGATCAGATTGTAGTTACGCATGTTATTCTCCTTCCAAGAGATTGATTTTGAAGCCCTTTGCGATCAGGGAATTCAAAGGAATTTCGGTGGTGATGCCAAACATTTCATCGGTGAGGGTCACATAGAACTGGGTGGACGATACATGAGATTCGTGACCCCAATCGCTGTAGCTACGGTAATCAGGTTTTTGATGGACATTGACCGTGTAGGAGCGGAATTCTTTGACTAGTTCCACTCGCATGATGGTTTTGAGTTGCTCTTTGCCAGCATAGTATTCGTGGCGCTCCCAGTTGTTCTTATAGGTGATTTCAGTCATGCTAGCTCCTATCGGCCAAGGAAATAGAGGATGATGTCACGGTGATCTTCGAAGAAGGTAGCCTCATTGGAGTAGACATCCCCGATAGGCATCCAGAAAGCAAGCTCAGCATCATCAGAGCCCTTGACCGCTGGGAGATCCCCTTCCTTACCAAGATCAAACAGATAAGCGTGGGTGATGGTACGACCACGAAGGCTACGCTGGGGGTGGTCAAACACATGGTTTGCAACTCTGGCAGCGATGAGCTTGTCCTGACTGACCTTGATCTTGGTCTCTTCTTTGAGTTCACGGAGACACGCGACATCAAGGCTCTCATTCTGGTTCACGAAGCCACCTGGGAGGGCGATGAGGCCCTTGCCGGGGTTTCCACCACGCTTGACCACAAGGACATGACCCGACTTGATTACAACGTCATCAGCGGTCACGAAGGTCACCGGATAAGGGGCCACGGCCCACGAAGCCTTATACTTCTCCAGATATTCATACTCTTCCTTGAGGCGAACATAGTCTGAGGTTCTGCACCAGTTAACCAAATAGTTCTGCACTTTCTGAGGGACTTTATGAGCGGCCTCAGCCCATCCTTCAGTAGTGAACAGGGAGTGGCGGATCTCAGTGGCAGAAAGCTGGAAAGTGGTCTTGGTCTCAATGAACTCCCACTGAGGAAAGGTGTGGAGATAGTAGCTGGAGTCATCCTTAAGGTGGCCGATCAGCACGATATCCTTGCTCCCATTGGTCACAACCTTGACCTTCTGTTGGATTTCAGAGAGCCATGCGTTCTCATTGTAGAGATAGTCACGGACAGGAAGGAAGGTTGTTCTGGCGTTCTGCTCTTCGGTCAACGCAGACACGATCATATCAATTCGTTCTTTGCTTGACCAAGGATTCTTGGAAGTCTGAGCCGCCTGATGGGAGCCTAAAATAATAATGACCCGACTCGCAACCTCGTATGCTTTATCGAGTAATTGCTTGTGGGCCAGATGAAAGGGTTGAAATCTTCCGATGACGATTGCGTATTCGCGCATGACACTCTCCGTGTATTTGTTTTACAACCCGCTCTATGCAGGAGGGAAGGTTTGCCCTTCAATCTATTATACTGAAAGATTAAAGATTTTCATCACTTTTATTTGGTCGGGTGGAAATATGTAGAAAGCCTTCGGGGTCAGTCCCACCCATGTAGCACCACTGTCCATAGTAGATATCTCCCTCGATCACGCACAATCCGTGGGAGTTGGCCCAGGTTGGTGCTGTTTCCCAGTTGGGAGACTCCCACGGTGGGTTGGTCATTGGAGGGAAAACTCCTGGAAAGAACTGAACTTCTCAGCAAAGAGTCGCTTGCCGATGGTCGCGTTGTAGTCGTTGACCAGCTTGGCCTCACAGTCTCTACGAAGTTGCTTGGCATACTGGATCAGCCACTCCTCGTAAGAGTAACCGCCATTACGGGGGTCACACTTCATCTTATAGAGGGTGCTGGGTCTAATCGTGACCCCCAGGAAGTCCTGCATCTGACGAATTTCCTGCATCTCAGTGTTCATCGCAGACCCCAAAAATCCTTCATAAAATTGGTGAGTTTGAAGAAAATCGTGTACCAAGGTTCATAGGGCTCTGGAATTGGAGCCTTCCTAATTGCCTTGCGAAGAGGTCGCGTGGCGGGGGGACTAATCACAATAGGTCGCATCAGTTCTCTCCAATAGCCTTCTCCGTTATGACACGAAGTCGGTCAAAGTTCTCGTTACTCTGCTTAACGAGGTCCATAAGAGTCTGGATCTGCTCATCCTTGGTAGCGATAACGCTCAAAAGGAAAGCTGATCGTTCCCTCTCAAGAACGAGAAGAGCATCGGAATTAGGCACGGGGAGACTCCTTGGGTAAGGACGAGGAGGGGGAGGCATCGGTATACGGCCCATCAGTAGAGGTCATCACAAAGAGTGGAACGGAGATTGTAGAGCCACTCACGGGTAGCCGGGGAGATTTCATCGCTCTCCAGAGCAACAGTGAAGCTACCGTCACCATCATGAAGTAGTGAAAAGGCTCGACTTGCCCTCTGCTCCTTGATATAGGTAACCGCTTCAGCAAAGACAGCCAGAGCGTCCTGGGTTACAGGGTTGTCAATGTCAATCATTTGTTCCTCCATGGTTATTATACTGAGGGACTGTGACTTTCCAACCCTTAATGTGAGGACTTACATGAGATTTCTTTCATTCCTATTGACCGCAGCAGCCTCCGATGGAAAG